GGTACAGGTACGTTTTGAGCGATATGATTCATTTTCTTCAAACCATGTAATAACTCAAAGTTAGAAGGAAAGCCCATCATATGTAAAGCTTCTCGAATCGTCAATGATCGTTCTTCAGTCGGATGCATTGTATCAACCATGTTACGACCAATTACTGCATTCATATATTCACCAAAGACATGTACTGAACCATCCCATACACCTTTGTTATCAGCAAACTTCATCATTGCATGATCAGAGTATTTAATACCTTTTTCGTTGCCTGTCTTATGAAACCATTCGTTAGCTTCTTTCATCCAACCTTTCTTACAAACGTAATTCAGAGTTGTCTTAACATTCTCTTCAACCATTAACTCTCTAACTTCACGATTCGTTTTTGTCTTGATGAAATTATAATATGGTTCGTTAGGTACATGTTTATTAATAATCAAGTCTTGATGTAAAGCGTCAACAGGAATCTCTTGAAGGTATTCTTTGAAATCTTTTCTATCTTTGTTATACCAATTCATTACAGGAGCGGACTCTGACTTCCAACCAATCGCGAAAGTCCTGTCGCGTCCCTGTGGAACTCCGTGGAATCTCGTCGATGTTTTATATAGGGACAAAGAATAACCCCTCTCAGCGCAAATTTCGTACAGTCGATTCGCTACAGGACGTCCTTTATTTGTAAACAATGCAGGAGCATTCTCAACGATGACTACCTTTGCACCAAGTTTATCAATACCATCTTGAAAGACCATATACATAAATTCGTTCTTAGCACAACCTGCACCTTTACTCTCTGTGGTTGTTCCTGTATTTAATTGAGATAGAGCAGCACAAGGTGGAGTACCAGAAACCACATCAACTTGTTTAATTTGACCAGGTTCTGCTTCATCAAGTTTAACATAAGGAATATCACGTCCCATTGTGTTTTGTTGATAGTTCACGTAATGGCTATCGTTATCCTCAAACCCACCATAAGAATAGATTGCCTCAGGTGGTTTACCAAACGCTCTTTCTGCGCCCAGCATTTGTCCACCAATAAGTGGAATAAGTGGTGCCCATGTTATTTCTTTCTTGTTCATCCGAAAAAGTCCTCAAGTGTTGCAGCTACTTTCTTATCAAATTCCATTACATTGGGGGCAACATAATCATTATCAATCGCTGTCATAATTTTATTGTTTAAGAATGTTCCATCGTAATATTCAGGTTTGCATAATAGTTTACGCAGTCCTGTAATTACTGATTCATATTCCTGTTCGTTATTTAATAACCTATCCATCCTTTCTTTAAATTCAGCAGGAGTCTTTGGTCTTAAAAATTCTGGTATTGGCAAATGCCCTTGTTCATCATAAGATGGATGCAAGAACGGTATCACACCAGCATGTACCATTTCAATATACTTTGAAGTTACCCAACCTTTTGCGATTGGAATAATAAAAGTAAATTTAACATTGTTCATTTTAGCCATTACATCATCAAGATGAATAGATCCTTTGAACCTTGCGTCTGTTTCGGTATTAGGATGTTCCCATTTACCGTAGATCTCAACATCGTCATGTTCATCTAATACCCAGTCCTTTAATAAATTATATCTTGAAGGCTTTGCTTCATTGAGAATAACCATAAAAGGAACATTACGATTTAAATTGAACTGTTCAGTGTGTTGATAGTTAATACAGAAACAAGTTTCCATTCCTGCATATGTTGAAGGCATTGATCTGTCGTAACGATCTTGTTCTTCGTAAGATTTAATACTACTTACTTTATATTCGTAATCGTATTGACCTAAAGATATATTTGGTAGATTGAATATGTCTCTTGATTGATTCATGACATACCGAGGATCGTTTACAATCTCAACATAATCAGGATTCTCTTCGTTAATCCAAATCGCAATTGGTGATGTATAATTCTTTGTCATATCAATCACAGAAGCTTTAAGCGTACGATCTTTAACTTGTTCAATTTTACCTGGAATGGTAACAGTACCAACTTGACCAACCATTAAAACAGTATAGTCTAATTTCATTGACCTACTCTTAAAGTAATCAATCACGTGATTAAAGAATCTATCTTCGTCTTTGTTTTTAATACCTTTCCAAATATCAATTACATTATCAAAGGGAAACAACTCCAATGATTCAGACTCATTTAGAGTACTGAAATCAGATCGTCCGATAATGTAAAATGTTTTGTCTGGGTTATTATTTGCGAGTGCAATAAGTACTGTAGACGGCTCGTTGTCTCCACCAATAGGAGAGAAGCGATTCCGCTTAAACTTGACCGATTTACCGATCTTTCCAAATCCAATGTTTTTCATAATATAAAGTTTGCCGTTCTGTTAAATTTATTTATCCGAATTGACCACACGTTGTCTGAGCTCTGACGAACTGAAAGAATGCCTTCTGCGATTATAATGAACAGGACATAAACCTTTTCCAGTATGCTCAACATCTTTGTATTCTTCACCAACAATTCTAATATCAGGATTGATAGTTAAAATCATATCAACCAATTCTTGTTCAGTTGAGAAAGGTATTACCTCGTCTACATATTTACAAGAAGATAACTGTATGTATCTTTCAAATGGAGTCTGAACTGGTGCGTTCTTTGCATCAGGACGATCCACGGTTGGGTCAATCAATAATCCAACAATTAAATAATCACACAACGTCTTTGCTTCTTGTAGCATTACAATATGACCTGCATGAAACAGATCAAACGTTGAACATGTAAATCCGACCTTACAATCTGCCGGTAATTTTTTCCTATCTAGAAACATTTTCTTCCCTCAAAATTTCTTTAACTCGTTTAGCATACACCGTATAGAGTGGTGTTTTATCAGTTGGTAGATAATGTATATATGCAGGGAAGGTTTTAAAATTTAACACTGCGTCGAGTTTTAGAACCGTAGTCCAAATACGTACGTCACTACCAAACCTACTTACCTCAAATCCATTCTCTGATAACCATTTATAATAAATTGCATATATGTTTTGTTCTATACACCAAAACTTTCCACCCATAGATCGGTTATTACCTGGAGTTCCATACTTTGGTATAACAGAACCACCATAACCTTTTTTGTTTTTATACTTGTGTACACCTTCCATAATAAGAACATACATATCTTTACAAGCTGCTCTTTTAAAGAACTCAAGATAATGATCGTTTCTTGTATGTACAACCTGACCAGAATTCATACTAAAATAAGGTTTGGTTCTCATTGTAGTAATATCAACCTTATCTTTATAAATTGGATCAAGTACTGCTTCTACAAACTTACCCATAACACCTAATGCAGATTCGTTATAGAATACATAAGGTTCAAAGAAATAGTGGTCAACAGGCTTGAGTAATAACGTATCGTCATCAATCATCATTGCTCTGTTGATGTTTAATATTTCATGTACATAAGGAAAGACCAACCATTTGATTGCCACTCCATATACATCAAGTATTCGTAACAACCACTCTTCATCAAAGAAATGTTTTACTTTAGCAATCACATCAGTTGCATAGTGAATTGTTATCTTATCTGATATACTTTCTACGTTATAGGTAGTATGCCGATCATCTAAGATAACATGCAAATTCATATATGTATCTTCGTCGTATACATTATACATCTCAAGAAGGTTTTCAATCCTTGAGATTTTATTGCTTACTATAAATATATCATTCTGCATAGTCAATAATATCCAACAGATCGTTAACACATTGAATGATAAAGTCTTGATCTGGGTGGTACTTGTATACTCGAATCACTTCGGCAGCTGTTAGCGTTAACAACTCATACTTATCTATCCAATGATTATATGCCAACATTGTATTAATCACAAGATCTTGAGTATGACTATCATAACGATTGATTATTAAACTTGCGATAAACTTTGCTATGTCAAGTTCACGACAACCAAATACATTAGGAATAGGATCAATTAAGTACATTGTGTCACTGTCATTAAACAGCATGTTCTTAATACCAAAATCTCCATGACAATAACCATACTCTAATTCAATAGAAGATAGTCTTTCAACAACATCATTAAAAGGTTCAAGGTTAGCATTAGTACAGTGATTTACGATTCTTGCTATATAATCATCAAAGGTTAGAAACTTTGTTTCGATTGGCATATTACCAAAAGCATCAAGAGCTTCTTGAATTAACGCCAATGCTTTATAAGGACTGTCTTCGAAGAAATTAGGATCGTTTTCAATATAATCCATTGTAATCGTATCACCAACCACTCGATGAATCTCAGGTGTACATACTGCCCAACCGGTTTTCTCATACCAAAGT